TTGTAATTGTTCTTCCTCTTCTTCTGCACCGCTGTCTTCTTTCTTGAAATCTTCTTCAACATATTTTCCAGGAGCAAAACAATTTCCAAGCATATCGTTTTGTTTTACATCCTTTAGAGTAATTTCTTCGATTTTAATTCCTTGAACTTTATTAGATTCATCATTAAGATACTCGTCTTCATAAAAAACATCAGCTTTTCCTGTACCGTTTTCGCATTCTTTTCCTGACATTAAACAACTAGAAATATTGTCAATATAATCTCTACTTCCAGTACTTCCTGCTTTTTGGAAAGCAAGCATAGGCTGTTCAAAAGCTGCCGAAGAAAGAGCACTTGTAGAATGTTTTGCTATATCTGTTGATGTTACCGAAAGAAGATGTCCCATAGTAGTCTGAAAATCTACTAAAAGATCAATATTTACATGGTTAATTTTCTTAATACTATCGTTAGAAGTATATTCTTTTATTAAATATAATCTAGAAGATTCTATCCCAAAATATTTATTAATATCATTCACATTATCAGCCATAGAAAATTTAGAATCTACTAATTTATTTTTCATTAACTGATTAAAAATATTATTTCCATAAGCTTTAATATAATTGTAATAACCATTTTTATAAATTTGTGGAAAACTTAAAAATTCGTTGTTATATTCTTCTTCTTCTACAAGAGAAATAACTCTGGATTTTATCTCGTTTTCACTTTCTTTTAGTTTTCTAGTCATTAATTTTGCTGGTTCTTCAGGAAGATATACAGGTTTGGATTCTTTTAAATCATAAACTACATCTTTCTTTTTCTTGAATCTCGGTTTCATAGTTTTTGTCGTTTCGTCTTCGTATTTTTCATCTGATATTTCAGGGACAAGAACAACACAATTAGGAGAATCTTTCTCAAAATTCTTTTCAATAACTTTCATCCCAACAGATTGGAAAAAATTAACAAACTTTTCTTTAGGAACCCCTGTAATATTTAAAGCATTGTAATCTATATAAATATAGAAAAGTCTAGAGCATTCTTCTGGTGATAAACTGAATTTACTAGAAGAAAACTTAACTAAATCTTTGTCACTTGTCACTTTAATAGATTTAGTAAAAGAAACCATATTTAATGTTATTGTTGATGTATTTTCTAAACCTTTAACACCGATTACAATCATTTCTTTAAAACAACTTTCTAAGATTTCCGAAAGAAAAATAGTAGTTAAATCTTCTAAATTTGATGATGTAATAGGAGTTTTAATAAAGGTTTTTTGATAACTTTCTTCATCATCATTAAAGTTCTTGCTTGTTTGGAAGTATCTTCTTCCACACCCTTTAAAACTCTTTCCGCTTGTAGAAAAAGATTCTACTGTTTTTCTAATAAATTCCTCGTCCGCGTAAATATCTATTATACCATTAAAAGTTGAAGTAGGGACACAGTAAATAGAATTTTTATTTCCAGAGACTTTTGTTGTTTTTTGGATGATATAAATAATATCACTAATACTGATATCATAAAGATAACATTTGTAAGTGTGTAAATAGAGACGTAAAAATCTAGGAGATTTTACTATTTCTTGATTTGTTATAACACTATAGTTGTGATACCAAATTAAATCTTCTTCTGATGGTTCTGATAAAATTTCACTATAATTAACTAAATCTTTAATAGTAATTCCTTTTAATTTTTGGTTATAACTTCTAAAGATTTCTTCTTTAGTTAAATTTTTATCTTTAAAATGAATGGTACAAGAATTCTTTGCTCTTTCAACAGAAACGTTAAAAAGTTCTTCAAGTGAATTTAAATCGTTTCCACTCGCACTACCAGCAGTGTGAAAAGTATTAAGATTTAACTGAGTTAAGAGCTGACCTATAGAATTGGAACCATTTGAACCAACAGATTCTCCTGCTTTACAAAGAGATCTAACAAAGCTTTCATAAATCTTTTCTCTAAATTTATCAAGGCTTTCTTTTTTTGGACAAAGTTTAAAAGATTCTAATTGAGATTTAATTTTCTTTACTATTTTTTCTCTGTTAAAAACAGAAATATCAGAAATACAAGAAGGTGTCTCGGGTAATACTTCTAAAATATAATCCAATTCTTCATCATTTAAATATCTTGGAATATCTTTAGAAGAGGTCAATTTAGCGATAGAATCTTTAATTTTTTTTAATTCTGACTGATTCAGACCGTAGACTTTTACTTTTGTTTGAAGGATTCTCTTTACTTCTAGTTTCTGATTTTTTACATCTTTCAAGATAAAATCTACTTCCTTTTTCGTTAAATGTCTTAAAGAGGTCATTTTTTTCTAAAAAATAATAATTATTTTTTCAAATTTGATTTTCATATATTTAAACAAATTTTCATATTTTGTGTAAATATATGAAAATTTACATCATTTCTATAAAATATTCTAAAGCATCAAATCTAATATAATACTTTTTTACTACAGAATAAACTGACTTAAATTGGGAATCTTTTAAATTCTCAATATCTTTCATTAAAAGAAAATATTCTTCTTTCTTCCATAATCCTTTCCAAATATCTAGATATTCTTTTTTTTCTTTAAAAGTATAAAAAAAGTTTTTATCAGAGATATAAGAAGTTAAAAAACATACAAAATCAAAAGATTTATTAAAAAGTGGAACTCCGTTATTTCTAATTGTTTCTAAAAATACTTCTGACTTATTTCCAATTTTATATCCCATAATTCTAAAATTTTCATAATCTTCGTGGAAATTTAATTTTTTGTTCTTTTTAAGATTATTCTTAGTTCCATTAAAATAAAAATCTAATTTTTGTATAGGTAATCCGTAATTTTTTATCTTTTTCCATGTAAAGAAAAATCTCTTCATATCATAACTTATAGAAGAATAACAACTAGGATTTAGAGAAATTTTAAACGGAAAAGTTGTCATTCTTTCTTTAAATTTTAAAGTAACACTCTCGGAACTATAACTAATAAAATCTATACTTGCTTCGGAATGTGTAAAAAAACAACTTTCTAGATTTTTTAATAAAACAACTAACTGTTTTATAATATTTTCTACAGTTGAAACAGAAAGATTTTTATTCACAATCTTTGTAATTATAGGAGAAGAATAGTTAGAATAATAAGGATTTTTTGTTAAGTCTTCAATAGTTTTATATTCTCTTTCTAAATTTAATATTGTGATTCTTCCTCTACAAATAAAAGACCAAATAAAACTATTTGAGAGAAATATTTCTTTTTTTAAGAGAACTTGATTCATTATAATAGAAACAATTATATAATTAAACCATTTATTTCTAGTAGAAAAAAAACTCATATCTTTAGAAAGTGTTTTATTACAATAGATAGATTTAATATCTTTTGCTAAATATAGATTTAAAGATTTAGAAATTAAGTTTTCTTCATAATTAGAAGTGAAATAATTAGAAGTTGTAACTTTTAGTTTTTTACCTTTCTTTTTTCCATAATACAATTCTATTGTATCAGATTCTAACAACGGAGGTTTAATTAATCTATAAATAATTTGACATCCTTTACATCTATTGTTATAACAGCCTTTTGTTTTCTTTGTCATAGAAAAATAACCACAGTTTTTATCACTAGGGATTTTAATCTTATTATCTAAATTTTCTAAAATCTCTAAATTGTTATTTGACATCATTTTAAACATTTGGTCTGTGTTTAATGGAAGTGTGCTTGTCAAATGTTTAATTAAAAACCTACTTTTAGGTTTATTTTTTTCTAAGGTTTTAACAGGAGAATTACTCACAGAACCTATAACTAAATTTTCCATATTTTTAATATAAAGTCTCTTAAGTTTAAAAATATCTATTCTAATAAGATCACATTCGTCCACAAGCTTTTGAAAGCTCATTACAAGCGTGATCTACCTTCTCTTGTTGAACTTGTAGTTGCTTTTCGAGCTTCTTCAAGTTTCGAAGTACTCTTTCCTTTTCCGGTCCTTTTTCACAAGGACTAAGGCCGTTCTTGGAAAGAGAACCACCGAGCCTTTGTTCTAAGTTCGCAATCAGAAGGTTCACCCTCTCGACAGTATCTTTATCAGCTTCTATCAAGTCTCTGGTGGACTTTGTTCGAAGCATCTGCTTTACCAAAAGGCGACAATGTTCCTTAGCAGAGGGAGACATACCCGACCTTTCTATGATACCCTTTATGGTTGTACCATATGTAAGGTTTGTTGACTCAAGGATAACTTCACAGATAGCCGCAATAATGTCAAGTTCTTCGTCTGTGAGTTGCGGTCGTGATTCTGAAGCACCCATGATAGAGAATGTAATTATAAAAACTACATTTTTTTTAAAATTCATTTTTGAGGAGTTATTAATTTTAAAAAATTTTATATCGCAATTGGGTAAGACCTTTTTGCGACATCAAAGATGGCTTCTTCCACTCTATCTCTCTTTTTTTCAAGACGAACTTTCTGAAAATGAAGTCGGTACAACTCCATATCTCGTCCTCGTCTGAGTTTACAGTTTTTCCTGTTCTTTGTCTTAGAAGCTCTCGCTTCAGACTCAGAAACTTGCCTGGAATACTTTTCATGGAGTTCAAGTAGTTTTTCCATCTCTTTAGAGAGTTCTTTTTGTTTTCTTTCCTTTAATTCTCTTTCCAAACCAACAATGGCATCTCTTAAGAAATCATTATTTCTGGTTAGGAAATAGTTCACAAAAATAGCTAAAGTACAAGGAAACATCTCGAATATTTATCCTACACTTTATTTTAAAAAACAATTTTAGGATAAAAAATATTATTTATAAAAATGGAAAAAGAGATTGAGAAAATTTGGAAAAAAGAAGGAAAAAACTTAAAACCTCCTTCTTATTATTATGCTACAGACAGAGACGATTCTAAATATTATGTGTTAAGAGACGATTCTACTATGTTATTTTTAATTCCTCAAAAATGTGACACTACCTTTGTCATTCCTAAAAAATATTGTAAAGTAGAAAAAGAAACTCATTATAAAATTTTAGATCTAAATAAACTTTCTGTTGTTTCTTGTATTGGAACAAAAAGTGACTATGAAAGATTTGTAATTGACTATCTTGTTATAAATCCTACTTGTTGAAAATATCTTAATTTGTAAAAACATTTTACAAATTAAAACATGAAAAATGTTTTAGTTCTTGGAAGCGGAGCAAGAGAGCACTCGATATGTGAAAAATTAGCTTTATCTGAAGAAGTGAGAGAAGTTTTTGTATTTCCAGGAAACGATTTAATGGAATCTGAAAATATTACAAAGGTAAATATTAACAATACTTTTGACGATATTTTAGGTTTTTGTATTCATCGAGAAATAGAATTTGTAATTCCTTCTACAGAGACATATCTTTGTGATGGAATTGTTGATTTCTTAGAAAAAAATAATGTTAAATGTTTTGGTCCTGATAAAAAAAATTCTTTTTTAGAAGGGTCTAAAATTTATTCTAAAGCTTTAATGGATGGGTTAAAAATTAATAATCCTTCATATAAAATATTTAAAAATTTTGAAGAAGCCTTAAATTATATTAAAACAAAAAAAGATAAGTCATATGTAATTAAAAATCCAAATTTAGCAGGAGGAAAAGGAGTATTTTTACCAGAAAATTTAGAAAAAGCTACTGATATTTTAAAATCTTGTTTTTATAATTTAGAAGAAGTGATAATTGAACAAAGAGTATTTGGAGAAGAAGTCTCTATTCTAGGTTTTTGTAATGGCGAAGAAATTTCACTTATGCCTCAAACTAAAGATTACAAAAAAATAAATGACGGAGAAAAAGGATTAAATACAGGAGGAATGGGAGCTTATGGACCCGTTGAAATTCTTAGTAAAAGTCAGTTAAATTATGTTAAACAAAAAATGGAACTAGTTGTGAAAGAGTTAAATTATAAGGGGGTTCTTTATGGAGGAATCATGAAAAGTCACAGGGAATTATATTTTTTAGAGTTCAATTGTCGCTTTGGAGATCCAGAAACTCAAGTTATTTTAAATTTATTAGAATCTGATCTTTTTAAAATTATGAAAAATTGTCGCTTTGGAGAAAAAATAGAAGCTAAATGGAGCAGTGATTCCTGTTTAAATTTAGTTCTTTCTCATTTAGATTATCCAGTAAAAAATTCAAATTCTCCCTTAGAAATTGACCTGAAAAAATTAGATAAATCTGTAAAAATGTATTCTGGGAATTTAAAAAAAATAGAAAATAAAGTTTTTTCACAAGGTGGAAGAATTTTAAATTTATTAAGTAAAGGGGATAATCCCGTTAAAATTTTATCTGACGTTTTTAGGAATGCCAGAAATTTGACTTATAAAGACAAATATTTTCGTAAAGACGTAGGTTTACCGCTATTATCCGGGAAAAATTTAAAAAACGTAAATATTGCTATTTTGGGTTCAGGCAAGGGTACCTGTACACAAAAGTTGCTTCAAAAAGCACATCTATTAGGTATTTCGGTTAAAATTATAATTTCTAACAGGAAAAACTCGGAAATTTTGGAAAAAGCCCGAAATTTAGGCTTTTCTTTTCTTTTTCTGGACCCCAAAAATTTTAGCTCTAGAGAAAAGTACGACAAAGCCTTAGTAGATACTCTTAAAATATTGGATGTAGATTTGGTTGTTTTAGCAGGATATATGAGAATTTTAACTAAACCTTTTATAGAATCTTTTGGTAATAAATCTATTAATGTTCATCCTTCTTTGCTTCCAAATTTTAGTGGTTTGATGGATATGGAAGTTCATAGAAAAGTTATAAATTCTAAGGAAAAAATTTCTGGTTGTACTTTTCACTATGTTACTGAAGATGTCGATAAAGGAGAAATTATTTTACAAAAACAATATCATTTACAAAAAAATGAAACTCCTGAAAGTTTAAAAAGAGAAATTCAAAACCTAGAAAAAGATGGTTTAATTGAAGCTATTAATATTTGTAGATCTTTTAAAAAGAGTTATAAAAGTTCTGGAGTTGATATTGACGAAGGAAATAAAGTTGTAGAATTAATTAAAAATATTTCCCCTGAACTGGAAAAAGATATTGGATTTTTTGGATCTAATATAAATATTAAAGATTTAAAAATTTCCGCTTCTACAGACGGGGTAGGAAGCAAATTAGAAATAGCAATGGATTTGGAAAAATTCGATACTATTGGAATTGACTTAGTAGCAATGGTGGTGAACGACTTGTACTGCTGTGGAGCAAAACCTCTTTTCTTTTTAGATTATATTGCGATGGAAAAAGTGATTCCGGAAAAATGCGAATCTCTAATTAGAGGTATCCAAGAAGGTTGTAAAATTTCTAATTGTAGATTAATCGGAGGAGAAACAGCTGAAATGCCAAGTATTTATTACAAAGATAAATTTGACTTGGCCGGATTTGGAGTTGGAGTAATTGAAAATAATTTTCCAAAAGATATTAATAAAGGAGATTTAATTTACGGAATAAAATCTTCTGGAGTACATTCTAACGGTTACAGTCTAGTCAGAAATTTATTAAAAACTTCTAGTTATAGTTTAGAAGAACTTTTGACACCTACAAGGATTTATTATGAAATTCCTGAAATAATTTCTAAATATAAAGATAGTCTTTTAGGAATTTGTCATATTACAGGGGGTGGAATTAAAGAAAACCTTCCAAGATTGCTAAAAAAAGGATTAGATTTTTCTATAAAAGACTGGGATTTTCCTGATGTGTTTAAATGGATTCAAAAAGAATCTCAAATGACAAAAGATGAAATGTTACGAACTTTTAATTGCGGCTATGGAATGGTTTTAATATTTAAAAAAGATTCGCAGGTAAATGAGTTTGAATATTTAGGAGAAATAGTATAATTTTAATTTATTTTTTAAAAAATAAATTAAACTACTGGAAGCATAGAAGCATAACCTCCATCTTGATAAAGGTAAATTTCAAAAGGAGGAGAAGTTTGGTCAAAAATATATTTTTCTGTTATTTCTATTTTATCTCCTTTAGAGGAATATATAATATATGAAAAATCTTTACCCAATTTAAAATCTATATTTAAACTATCTAAAAGATTAAAAAATTCCCAAATTTTTGTAAAGAGGTATTTTTTAGAAGTTAATTCTTCTACATAATTCTTTAAATTTTCAAATGTCCAACCTCCTACTTCTTCGAGATTTTCATTTCTTTTACTAAATAAAGTTAAAAGTTTCCATAAACTTTCCTCTTCTTTAATATCTTGTACAGTTTTTGAACTCTGCCAAAAATAAGAAATAACAATAGAATTTTCTAACAAATGTTCTGTATTGTTTTTAATAAAATATATTTTTTCAGTTTCTTTATTATTAAATATAAAAGGAAATTCTAAATCTATATCTGTTTCTTCAATTTTGTAATAATCTCTTTTTTCGTATTCTACATTATTTTTCCAAAATTGGTATTTTTCTTCATTTAATATTAAAGTATTAAATTCGTAATCTTTAAAATCTTTTCTAGTTCTAAGTATATATTTTAAATTTCTAGGAGATTCAATTAAATTTAAATTTCTAGATCTTGTCCAATATTCTAAATAAAGCTCCATATTATCATATAATTCTTCATAAAGATAAATTTTTTTATTAAATATTTCTGGAAGAAATACATTTAAATATTTTATTCCTTCTTGTGAATTTTTTATTTCTGGTAAGATATATTCTACTTTGAACACATTTGCTTCAAATACATTTTTATTTAATTTATTGTCTAGAACTACATATTTAGACCACCATTCAGAAAAATCTAATCTTTCAGATAAATAAATCCATCTTAATAATTCTTTTAAAATATTCGCATTTGTTTTTTTCTTTTTTACTTCTTCTATATATCTATCATTTTTATCTAATCCTAAAATAATATTATATGTAGAAGAATTTAAAGATTTATCTTCTTTATCACATCCTATATCGCTACAAGGAATAAAAACACCTTTATCGTAATCGTTGATTTTATAAAATAATCCTCCATTTCCTTCTATATATTTTTTTCCAAATAACTTAATTGCTTTTTTCTTTGTAGTTAAATGAAAAACTTCTGTCTTTTTAACATTTAACGGAAATGTTTCCTTTATAAAAAGAGTCATAAAATCTTCTTCTTTTTTATCAATTTTAAATGTTATCGAAAAAGTTCTTCCAGAAGAATTTATCATTTGTGAAACTATTTCGTAATCTCGTAAAATATAATTCCAGTTTATTAAATTAATAGAATTTTTTCTCACTTCAAGATTATAAGAAAGAGAATTTATATTATAAATCTCTCCTGAATTTATAATTTTTTCCATAAGACTACTGACAGTATTAGGAAAAATATAACTATTATCTATTCCTTCAATCTTTTTATCTTTTCTTTTAATTAATTCGTAAACATCATAACTATCAGATATTTTGTGTCTTAAAATTAATAGACAACCTAAATCTTTTTTTATTTCTCTGTTATGATAATATTCGTGGTTTGGGATTTCTATTTTTGTTTCTGATGTAGATTTGTCAAAAGTAAAAACAAATATGTTTAAATTTGAGTATAATTCTGTTAATTTATAAAATAATTTAGAATCATAAAAAACATTATTATCTGTAATTAAACTTTCTATTTCATCAAAATTATAATTATATAATTCTTGAGATAAAAGTTCTAATTTAAAATTTAAAGCTTCGCTTCTACTCCCGATAATAGCTTTTTTTCTAAAATCTTTAACTACTCTAATTTTTTCTTCAATTAATTCCTTTTCATTATAGTAATCTGTTAAGACAAAAAAATTATTATATCTGTTTTTTTCTTTAAAATCTTTATCCAAAACTTTACTATTTTCCAAACCTTTAAAAACACAATGAAGATATGAAGATTTATTATTTTTTACAATTCCTTCTCTTACTATTTCATAATCTATTACAGGTTTTAAAATATTTGTAATTAATTCTGGAACTAATCCAATTCTTTCTGGAAATAAAAGTTTAAAAGTTTTTAATGTACCAAAGTTTTTTCCTCTGTATTCAGAAGCGAATTTATATTTTCCTTCTATAATTTTATCGTAATTTTCATAAAGATGTTCATTTGTTTTATTTATAGAACAGCAAGGAACAACAGGAAAATTAGAAGTTTTATCTGGATTTTCTTTGAATGAAACTTTTCTGTATAAATCGTCTGGACAAGTGTAAAAATTCTTTTTCACACTTTGCTCTGACTCTTCTGGTGGAAATAGAACAACATCCCCTTTTTCTCCTTTAACTTCATAATTTTTCCAATCTTCAACGTCTTCTTTATCAATTATAATCGGTTGTTTTGGACAAGGACAATTTCTGACATAAGAACTTTTAGAAAAAAGGTTAGGCTCTTTTTTAGCTAAATTGTCTATCTTTTTCTTTTTCTTTTCTGATTCGGTAGCGGTTTCTTCTTTAATTTTTCCTCCCATCCCAGAACCATTAATTCCTGTATATGGAGTCTTAATAATGTTTAAATACTTAAAATCTTTTTCATAATTATAATGATAAATTAGTTTTTGTAATATTTCTATAAATTCTTTTATTCCTTCAGGTTTAGAGATTTTAGATTTAAATTCTACTAAATAAGTATCTATATTTACATTTTTAATGTTAAAGAATATACTATAGTTTAAATTCTTTTTTTCTATATCGGTACCGACATAATAAAATTTAATATTTTCTTTTAGACTTCTCAAAGAATTTTCTTCTCGAATAAATAAAAATTCTCTTATAATACTGTCAAAAAGTGTCATATAATAAATTTTAAAATCATCATAATTAGGAAATAATATCTCAAACGAACCTTTAATATTTTTTTCGTTTTCTTTTACAAATTCTAAATCTGGAAAGATTTCATAAATCTTGTCTTTTATAAAATTTAAATAATTTTCAGGATATTGGATAT